CACGCCAGGGGCGGGCTCACCATCAGCCGGGGTTCCCAGCTTGATGGCCCAGGCGCGCAATTCATCCGGCGTCGGCATTGGGCGCTTGCCCCGCGCCGCATCGAACATCCACTGCTCCACTGTCGCTCGGCGATTGAGGGATGCAGCCCACCAAGAAGGTTCACCAGCCGGTGCCACGCCAGCAGCGGTTACCGGGCGGCGCGTGACCTCGTAGATGGTCAGCGGCCCCTCGTCGTGGTACTGGGCGGCGTAGTGCTGAATCTCGCGCCACGCTTCCGCTCGGGGACCTTGCGAGGACGCAAGGAACATCCCGCCCGCACCCTCGATGCAGAACTCGGCTTCGTCGGACGGCGCAACCGCTGCCACGCCAGCAATGCGCCCGGCCGCGACCAGCGCCGCGCGTGCGTGGTGACTCATGCGGGTGTGGGCGTCACGCAACCGGATCACGTTTCGCATGGCCTCGTCCCGGTCGATGTATTCGCCGCCGGGGTGTTGCTTGAACTCGTAGCAGCCCTGGCGCGCGAGGTCGGCCAGCGCCTCCATCACCGCCTTACTGTGCTCATGGAGCTGTCGCAGGGCCTCGTTCACTTCGGGCGTCAGTTCGTTCATCGCTTCCCCTCCCCAGGTACATCCACGCCAGCGGCGACACGAACCTCATAGCCGTCGCGCGGCCACTTCTTCCGGTTCTCGTAAACCTCGGCGCTGATCGGGTGCCACGCTTGCCATGCGCCGGCAACGAATGCGCGGCCTTCGTATGCCGCACCTCCAGAAACCCAGCGCATGTGCTTGATCCAGTCGGCCTCGTAGGTCGTTTCCACGCCGTCTTTCCTGACCACGGCATTGGTCCATCGGGCGCGCCTTGCGTGCTCCAGCAGCTTCGGCAAACTGGTAAGGTGCTTGACCGCCTCGTAAGGCAGGAACCAGCCGGGCTCGGGCTCCAAAGTCCCCTCCACGCCAGCGGCGGCCGGCAGCGGATACCAGTGCGTCGGCTCATGGTCGTGGTTGTCATAACCGTTCCACCAGCCACCGTCTTTCCATTTCAACGTGTCGGGCGTGCCGTGGCTCAGGTGGCCGATGGCGGCGATCCAGGTGCCGTCCTTCGGTGCTGTTTTGATGGGTTGCCACTCAGCCACGTTGATCCTCCTGCACGCCAGCAGTGCCGAGCAATTCGGCACGCAACGCGGCGATGGTGTCGCTGATGCGCTCGCGAGACTCCGGCGAGATCCCGCGAGCAGCTTCCAGATGGCGCAGCGTTTGAAGGGCCACGGAAGCGACAGCGCGCACTTTGGCGAGCTGGTCAACGTAGTTGTCGGGCGCGCCGCATTCTGGGCAAAGTTCAACGTCCATCATTTCCTCCATGAGCCGGTGCCACGCCAGCAAGGGCCGCTCGCAGTTCGTGGACGAGCCGGTTCCGGCGCTCGACCAGTTCGGCATAGTCGATGGTGGTTGGTTCGGCGCTGCGTGCCGCCATGACCGTTAGGCGGATCACCTCGTCCAGCTTTTCAAGGTTCGTCATTCGACCTCCGTCGTCGGGCCGTCATCGTCGGCTTGGTAGTCGTCGCCACTGTGGCAGGGCGAATTCGGCCCCGTGTGCCCCCGGCACAGTTCGCACCAGTGCGGCGCTTTGGTGGGTTCGCCGTAGCGGTTCGGGTCTTCGGGATCGCTCATTTCTGTTTCCCCTCCCCAGGTACTCGCACGCCAGCGGTGCCCATCGCGGCGTCCAGATCGGAGAAGTCGCTGTTGGTCTGCAATACCTCCACCACTCGGCCGTTCTCCCACTTGACGCGGAAGATTCCCCACTCGTAGCCGTCCACATAGGCATCGCGGCTGTGCAGCCATTCCAATCGGCGGCGCGCGAGGATGGCGGGCGCAGACGCCTCGCGGACGGAATCGTTGATGGCCTGCGCCAGATCGGCCGGAAGCGCCACCTTCTGGCCCGGCTTGGCGTCCTTGAGCAGTTCGTGAACGCGCAGGGCCAGCGCCTGCGCTTCCGGCGTCAGCGGCTTCATTTCAACCTTCGGCATCTTGGCCTCCATTAGGTGTTTTCACGCCAGAAACGGGTGCGATGTTGTTGACGATGTCCACCAAGTCGGACGTGCTGAACACCCACAGGAAGCCTTCCGGCTCCGGCATGTAGCCCGCCGCCTTTAGCCACTCGGCCAGCCGAGCTTCGTCATACGCTTTCACGCCAAGGGCGGCATCAAAGAGCATGCGGCGTAGCTCATGCACCTTGCCTTTTACGTCCGTGGGCACGTTTGCCTCAGCCAACATGCCGCCGATCACGCGGGCGAGGTTCGCGGCCTCTTGCAGCGCCCCCATTGCCTCCGGCGCGTCATGAGCGGAGAGCACCGCGCGAGCGAACGCCAGCTTGTCCTTGTCGCTCAGCGGCGGCTGCCTCGGCCGGTTGGGGTTCGTCTCGTAGGCGACGTGCGTGTCCCACAGGTGCAGGATGCGCTCGTCACTCAGAGACGCAGGGGTGCCCTCCACGCCAGCGGTGGCGTCAGGCTTCCGCTTCGGCTCGAAGCAATCCGCGCACGGCGTGATGAACACGCGACGGTCCTTCCGCTCGTAAGGGTTGTCGCGGTCCAAGGGGTAACCGGAAGGCTTGCTCACGGTCAGGTACGAACTGGACGGTAAGTCCTTGCCGCAGCACGGGCAGACCGCCGTGATGGAGAAAGAGATTTCGTAGCCGGGCATCAAGCCGCCCTCTGCTGGTGCTGCGCGGCCTGCGTGACAGTGGTATGGGCTTGCTTCAGTTCCTGGTTGGCCGCAGGCTTCGTCCTTCTCGCTTCGCCCTCCTTCTTGAGGCCGGAGCGGACGTTTGATGCGAGGCATGACCACAGCCCAACCTTCTGATCCGAGTCCAGATTTTCGCTTTCCAGCCGGTCGAACGAGAGCGAGACTCCAGCCTCTGGGCTGTTGAAAAGCTCGGTGACCTCCGCCGCCAAGTCCCGCAGGTAGTTCTGTTGGTCAACGTCAAGTGCGGCCATCGCACCCATGGTCGCAGAGCTGCGGAACGAGGCTGGCTGCTCGGTAGCGATGTCGGCCAGTCCTTCGCCGCCCTCGGTGTTGAGGAAGTGAACCGCGTTGTCCAGGCGGTCAGTCTTGGGCCACAGCTTGTAGGCGCGCTTGATGACCGTCTTCTTGATCATCTCGCCCTCGTCCGTCACCCAGGGGCACTTTTTCTGCTTGCTTTCCCACGCCTTCCAAGCGCTGGAGCGGTTGCGGATGTCGTACACCTCGTCAATGCTCATGCAGGCTGTCAGATAGTCGCCGTCGCGGGTCTTGACCACGACATAAACACCGACGATCGCCCCGCGATCCTTGGAGAATGGATTGCGGTTGTGCAGGGGCGGCTTGTCGAAGCCTTGCAGTTCAAAGCGGTCGTTCTCGTAGACCAGCTCCGACTGTCCCCACATGATGGAGCCGGATTGGATGGCGAGATCCAGTAGGCCCATGTAGCTGATGTCCAGGCAGATTCGCCCATCGCGCGGGACGAGATACGCCTGACGCTTAGCAGGGTTCAGGCTGATCCCGATGGCCGCAACGTTCGTGACGGCGTTGATAACCGACTGGCGGTTGTCCATCGCCACGCGCATTGCGTAGTCGTTCGCTGTGACGATCTGGACCGCAAACCCAGCCTCACGCTCAAAGTTCAGGGCGCCCCCTGACATCTTGTCGAACCGCTCGCGCGTCGAGTAGATGTCTTCTCGGATGATCTGAAGGTTGCTGCTCACGTTATCGCTCCAGTTGGTCGAGGATGGATTCCTCGATGCGCTCAACCTGATCCAGGGTAAGCATGTCGTAGATGTTTTGCCCGCCCACCTTGCAGACAAGCAGTTGGACGTTCGGCGGGGCGCCTGGGTGGGCAAGTTCGGTCGGCCACCAGATGGTTGGCTCGCCCCCGTCATAGTCGTACTCGCATTCCATCGGAAACCCAAAGGGCTCAACGACGGTCGGATGGGAGGTAGATCGCGGCACCGTAACGACGGTTGGCATGTGCGTGTTCATTCCTTCGCTCCCTGCAAAGCCTTGGCGTGCTTCGTGAGCGCTTCGGCCAGCTTCAGCGCATCCTCGGGCGACACATCGAACCCGAGAGAAAGCACGGCCTGGCTGCTCACGCGCACCAGCAGGCACGCCGGCGCGTCCTTGTGCTCGTTCACGCTGATGACGAAGTGCGGAGTGCTGAAGAAGGTGTAGGTGTTCTCGTCGTTCACGTCGGTGTCCTTGTCAGTTAAACGGGATGGTCAGGGCGATGCCACACAGAGCAGCAGCGAGACAAGCGAGTGCGGCCGCACCCAAGATCCACAGCGCCGGCTTGCTCCAGTGATCGGGCTCGCTGGATTCCTCGGGCTGGGGAGGGCGCGGGGCAACGAAGCCACGCTTGTGGGCCTCGCGGAGAGGGCAAAGGCGGCCTTGCGCGCAATCGAACTTGGCCTGGGTGCAGCAGTTCATGTGGACTCCTCCGGCATCGGGTAGGCAGGGCGAAGCTCCGCCTGAACGTCGGTGTCCTCCCATGGCCGGAACAGCACGGGCGGGATACGCGTTGGCCAGTGGTCGCCGTCATAGATAGTGAACATCCGGTCAAAGGGGCCGCGCAGTTCGGCCGTGTAGGCGTGGATGCCGGTAGATCCGCACTGGATGCCAGCGTGGCGTTCGCCGTTTGATGGCATGTATTGGCCGTCACGCCATCCCAACTCCTGGAGGCGCTGCCATGCGTCGAACATCGCGCGGATGGCGTCCCGCTCTGTCGGCATTTGCTCGGCACGCTTCGCCTTGGCGGCATCAATCTGCGCGAAGATTTCTTCGGCGTTCATGCTGCAATCCTCCAAGCAAGGAGCCAGAACAGCACGCTGATCGCCCCACCAATCCAGAAGGCCGGCGAAGCCAGAAGGGAGCGGCCCGGCGGCCGGTCAATCGGATCTGCGTAGTCGGGGCCGCGGAAGGCCTCTGCTGCGGTCCTCGGATAGCGCAGGGCGACGCGGTGCATGTGGCGGTTCATTGCGCGCTCCCGGTGGCCTTGGCGATGGCGGCGCGAAGCATTGCCTGCGCATCCAAGATCGCTTTGCGGTCATCAACACCGCCAGCAGGAACGCAGCAGGCAATCAGCGCATTGAGGGCGTTGTCGGCTGCGTCATAAAGGTCAGGCGCCGCCGAGATCAGGCGGGCGTCCGCTTCCCACTGCTGGCGCGTTTGATAGCGAGGCGCGCGACACACCGAGTACGCCATGCCTGGGCGGGACTCATGGAATACGCCGCAGACTGCCTCGCCATCCTCTTGCCGCCAGTACCAATCCCACGGCGCTGGGGTGTGCTTCGCCATCTCGTTTCTCCATGCATTCGGTTGCGATGGAGAGAAGTATCGCCAACAGAGACATTCAGGTCAAGGAAAGCGATACTTTTTTTTCAGACAGATTCGCCATATGCTCTGCCTCTGAATGCGAGACAGGCGCATAAGAACTGCTGAGCTTGTGCAGTAGCTCACACTGTCGAGCTGCGGCGCAAACGTTGTGGTTACTTCCGTTTACGTACCCAATTTGGGGCGTCAACAGAGGGTGGATGTCGATCCGTCAACAGGCGCAAGCTCTACCGTTCAAGGTGCTAGTTGACGGGTTAACGCACGGTTGACGTTTGCTGGCGAGAATGAAGGCCCAACCAGGCAGGAAGTAGCGGCTGCTGTTTATGCCGAGGATGGAGACAAGGAAGGTGGAGATCGGCAGCCGGTTACGCGAGTGCCGGCTGGGGGCAAGACTGTCCCTGGGGGACGTTGCTCACGAACTCAGGGTTACCAAGCAGGCCATTTCCTCTTGGGAAACGGGCCGGACTAAGCTGAATGCCTACCAGCTCGCAGACTTGGTGCTCATCTATGGGGTGTCGGCCGATTACGTCTTGTTCGGCACGCACATGGTCCCGGAAACCTTACGGGACGCTTTCTCCAGGGCCGGCCGTCAGTAGCAGCTTGTACGAACAGTGTTACCAGCTGCTCGGCTCGTCGTCCTGATGACCCCATCTCAGGGCGATCCATGTGGCTCCAACGAAGGCGGCCGCAAAGCTGAAGGCGAACAGGGCGAACCCCCAAAATTCCGGGGTTTGGATGTCTGAACCCATGAGCAGGGTGGACATCAATAAGGCCCATGCCAGCGCCAGCAGTGCATAAGCCAGGTTAGCTATCACTTGTTGTGAAACTCGCGCTTGCGGGTGGCTGGCATCTTGGCTTCCACAGTCAGATCCGATGCGCCATCCACGAACAGCAGTCGCATGGTGCGCCATTTTTTCTTGCCACCATCGCTCAGACGGGAGAAGAACCGGCCCTGTTCGATTGCGTCTGGCGATAGACCCTCGGGAGACTTCCCTAGGACCAGCCAGTCTGCAGAGCACTCCAAAACCTCGCAAAGCTTGACTAGCTGCTCAATGTCAGGGGTGTAGCGCCCCGCCTCCCAATGCGAGATCCCCTGCTTGGACATGCCGAGGTGGGCGCCTAAGACTTCCTGACTGAAGCCTTTCGCCTTACGTGCCTCGGCCAAACGGTCCTTGAACCCCATCCGGAAAGCATAAGGCGGACGTGGCTCATTACTAGTATGTAGTCTCGCATTCAGAGACTTGGATGTATAGTAATGCGAGACCATGAACACTTCAGCTACCCCTCAGGAAGCGCTCAAGCGAGCGTGCAAGGCCCATGGAAACCAGACCACTCTGGCTCAGGCCTTGGGTCGCAAAAAGGCGGCCGTTTCTCGCTGGATGCTTGAAGGAGTGCCGGTTGCAGTATGCCCCGATATTGAGGCGCTGACCGGCGTCCGGTGCGAGGAGCTGCGGCCCGATGTGAATTGGGCGGTTCTGCGCAACCCCGCGTCCACTGAAGACGAAAGCGACTTCAGCCAGTCTATTGATCCGAGCTGCAAGGGCTGACCGATGACCCATGCCGTTAGGGCCTGCGCCGCCGATCAATACGACCTGGACTTCACTTGCAAGTGCTGCGGAGACAGGTACACCGCGCTTGACCGCCGGGGATACAACCAAGGGTTCTGCCGCCGCTGCGCCCGCCGCAGCTTTGAAGAGGGTCAACGTGCTGGCGCTCTGTGCCGAGGGGCGGTGAGACGTGGCGATCTGCCCCATGCCAAGACGCTGACCTGCACTGACTGCGCCAAGCCCGCCTCCGAATACGAGCACCGCGACTACACCAAGCCTCTTGACGTAGTGCCGATCTGCCGGTCTTGCAACCTGAAGCGTGGACGCGCCTACGACAGCGTGTGGCGCCCGCAGGAGGCTGCGTAAATGTCCGCCCAGATTTCCTCCAGGGACGACGCTACCCGCGTCTTTACGCCCCGGGGCCGCAATGCCTCGGGGTGCTTCTTTTTCTTGCGTGCTGCAGTTCATGGCACGAATCGTCCTTTTTTTGTCTCGCGCTGAGACGGCAATAGACGGAAACGCAGCATGCCATCACTTTCTCCGGCCCAGATGACTCTCTCTTTTGAGCCAGCGCTCCCTGATCGCTTCCCCACTCTGCGCTCCTATATCGCGCACCGCGCAAGCCTGACGCACAAGTCGCTGAAGACCCAAGCGGCAGACATGGACATGGCACCCAGCACGCTCACGCGCAAGCTGAACCCGGCTGAGGGTGACACCCAGCGCATGAATTGCGACGACTTGGAAGACTGGATCAAGAGCACTGGCGAGGCTGCTGCCGTGATCGAGTACCTGGCCGCGAAGTTCATGGACACGCCCGAAGCCCGAAAGGCCCGCTTGCTGGCGAAGCTGGAAGGCACCGTCCCCGAGCTGCTGCAGATGCTGGCCTCCCTCAAGGCGGAGACGGTATGAAATCTCTCGCTGGAACGCTCGCGGCCCCGTTCCCCTGGTTCGGCGGCAAGGCGCTCGCCTGCGAAACCGTGTGGGCCGCCTTCGGGCGAGTGGACAATTACGTGGAGCCCTTCGCCGGCTCGGCCGCGATGTTGCTCGGCGCACCGGACGGAAAACGGGTGGAGACGATCAACGACGCGGACGGCTTCGTGGCCAACTTTTGGCGCGCGGTGAGCCATAACGCCGAGGCGGTAGCCGCGCATGCTGACTGGCCGACGAACGAGGCCGACCTGTTCGCTCGGCACTCCTGGCTGGTGCGGCAGCGGGCGGTCCTGCTGGACGGCTTGCACGGTGACCCGGAGTGGTATGACGCTAAGATTGCCGGATGGTGGTGCTGGGGTGCGTGCAACTGGATCGGGTCGGGCTGGTGCTCGGGAATCGGGCCGTGGGTGCACGACGGCGAGAGATTGGTGGACATGCGCCAGCTCCCGCATCTCGGCAACGCCGGCCAGGGCGTCAACCGCAAGCTCCCGCATCTCGGTGACGCCGGCCAGGGCGTCAACCGCAAGCTCCCGCATCTCGGTGACGCCGGCCGGGGCGTCAACCGCAAGCTCCCGCATCTAAGCGCCGGCCAGGGCGTCAACGCGCTTCCGCGCGCCGCCTACATCCACGAGTGGTTCTCCACGCTGCAGGCCCGCATGCGTGACGTGCGCGTTACCTGCGGCGACTGGAGCCGGGTGGTGAAGGATTCGGTCACGACTCGCCACGGCCTGACCGCCATATTCCTGGACCCGCCCTACACGAAGGGCGAGATGGACTACAGCGCCGGTGGCGTCGGCGGGGATCTCGCGCGCGAGGTGCAGGCATGGTGCGCGGCGAATGGGGCGGACCCAAAGCTGCGCGTCGTCCTGTGCGGCCACGCCGGGGAGCATGACGGGCTTCTGGCCCATGGCTGGCACATCCGAACCTGGACCGCCCGCAAGGGCTACGCCGTCACAGAGGAAGCCATGGAGAACAGCGCAAGCGAAACCCTGTGGTGCTCACCGCACTGCGTTCCCGAGATCGCCCTGATTGGCGATCTGTTCACACAAGCGGAGGCCGCATGAGCGCCCCTTTTTCAGCCTCCAAATTTCCGGTAAGCAATTCCCCTACGTTCGCACAGCTTAGCCCCTGCGTCACCTCTCCGGTAGCTCAGCGGGAGGAAAGAGTCGGAAACGGGGAGCTTCCACCCATGAGCGACTGTGACAAACCTCTCGATGACGAAACGCGCGAGGAAGCCATTTCCCGCTGCGCCAGGGCCGTAGAGCGCCACATGGCCGAGTTCGCCCGCTCTGGCTGCTTTGCTGCTCGCGGTGACGCGGATCGCGCCAGGCGGCTCATGGAGCTGCTGATTGCGGGGCGTTCGCCTGAGTACGTGGCGAAGCTGGAAGAGGCTCGCGGCCTTGTCTAACCGCCTGCATTACTGCTGGCGCTTCATTTGTATTGCGGTGCGCCATCGCTCGCTGCGGCATGTCCGCTGGGCGCTGGCCTATGAGGGGACCAAGTGGCCCGCATAAGAACGATCAAGCCGGAGTTTTTCACCAGCGAGGACATCGTCGGACTGACGCCGTATGCCCGCCTGCTTTACATCGCGCTCTGGTGCGAGGCCGACAAGGAGGGTCGGTTGGTCTGGAAGCCCGCGACTTTCAAGCTGCGGTATCTGCCGGGCGACAACTGCGACGTTACGGCCCTGTGTCAGGAGCTGACCGACGCCAAGTTGGTTGTCTTGTACGGCACCGGATACGCCTACATCCCTGCCTTCAAGGCTCACCAGCACATCAACCCACGCGAATCCGTTTCCCAGCTTCCAGATCCTGACGCGTCAAACACGCGTGCTCCACGCGTCGGCACGCGTCAGGCACGGGACAGTGACGCACAGGGAGGAAGGGAAGGGAAGGGAAAGGAAGGGAAAGATATTCCGGGGGGCGAGAGGTTTGAAGAATTCTGGCTTTCATGGCCGAAGAACGACCGAAAGCAGGACAAGGGCAAGTGCCGTGAGAAGTGGGTGAAGGCCGATCTGGACTCCGTGGCGGACGTGATCCTGGCGGACGTAAAGGCCAAGCGGGGCACGAAGAAATGGACCGAAGGCTTCATCGAGGCCCCGGAGGTCTACATCAACAACCGTCGTTGGGAAGACGGGTCCGGCGCGAATGCCGGCGACTGGTGGGAAGAGGCCGGCTTTGCTGACCGCTACGAGGCTGAGAACGCCGGCTGCCGCCAACACAACGCCTCGCAGTTTCGCGATGGAAAACGAACCACGGAGGAAGAATGAACGCAGCAGACATCTCCAAGCGCCTTGCATCTGAAGCCGCATCCGTTGCCTCTTACCTGTTGCCGAACGGCAAGAAGGCCGCTGGCGAGTGGAAGGCTGGCAGCACGGGCGGTGAGGCAGGAGGCTCCCTGTCGGTGCGCCTGACTGGCCCCAAGGCTGGCGTCTGGAAGGACTTTGAGAGCGGAGAGGGTGGAGACTTGCTGGACCTGTGGGCGGCGGTTCGCGGCCTGTCCATCGGTGAAGCGCTGGCCGAAGCCAAATCCCACCTTGGCATCCGCGACTCTATGTCGGTGAAGTCTGAGCGCACCTACGCTGTACCAGCCAAGCCGAAGGCCGCGCTTCCATCCAAAACTCTGGACTGGCTGGCCGGTCGCGGGATCACCTCCGAAACCATCGAGTCGTTCAAGATCCGCGAAGTTTCGCGCGGCGGGCAGCCGTGGGCGCTGTTCCCTTACCTGCGGGATGGCGTTTACGTCAACGGCAAGTACCGCAATCCTGCGGACAAGAAGGGGATGCAGCAGGAGAAGGACGCCGAGCCGTGCCTTTTCGGCTGGCACCTGATCGAACCTAAGGCCCGCCGCGTGGTGATTGCCGAGGGCGAAATCGACGCTATGACGCTGCACCAGGTCGGTTTGCCGGCGCTGTCTGTCAACGCTGGGGCCGGGAATCACCAGTGGATCGAGAACGATTGGGAACGGCTGGAGCGGTTCTCAGAAATCCTGATCTGCTTCGACAACGACGAAGCAGGGGACAAAGGCGCAAGCGAGGTCATCAACCGCCTTGGCCTGGATCGGTGCCGGCGCATGCGGGTCGGGGCGAAGGACGCTAACCAGTGGTTGCAGGACGGCGCCACGCCGGAGCAGTTCCAAGAAGCTGCACGCACGGCCAAGAGCCAAGACCCGGAGGAGCTGAGGTCTGCGGCCGACTTCATGGCCCGCGTCAAGGCCATGTTCTACCCGTCGCATGGTGCGCCGTCATTTCCTGTGTTGGAGCTGGATCAGCGTTTCGGCTGGTTTGAATTTCGCCCGGGTGAACTGACCGTCTGGACGGGCTTCAACGGCCATGGCAAGAGCCTGTTCCTCTCCCAAGTGCAGCTCGGGCTGATGAAGCAGGGGGAGCGCTTCTGCATCTTTTCCGGCGAGATGACTCCGGAATACCTGCTCAAGCGGATGACCAAGCAGGCGACTGGGCTTGACATGCCGACGCCGGCCTACATCGATGAGGTGACGGAGTGGGTCAGGCATCGCTGCTTCATCTTCAATCAGTCCGGCAGTGCTGCAATCAAACGGCTGCTGGAGGTGTTCGCCTATGCGCAGAAGCGATATGGGGTTTCCCATGTCGTGATCGACAGCCTGATGATGACCGACGTACCGGAAGACGGCCCTGGAGCGATGACGGCGCAGAAGGAAGCCATCCGCGCTCTGTGTGACTTCGCTAAGCGAACCGGCGTGCATGTCCACCTAGTGGCCCACCCACGCAAGGGAAAGGACGAGAGCGCCGGACCCGGAAAGATGGACGTTGCGGGCAGCGGGAAGATCACGGATGGCGCAGACAACGTGTTCACCGTGTGGCGCGCACAGAAGGACGAATCCGAGGACTACGACCCGGAGAAGCCCGACGCCAAGCTGGAACTGAAGAAGCAGCGCAACGGCGACGCGCAGAACTACTCGCAGTGGCTCTGGTTCAACAAGGGCTCCATGCAGTTCCGCGCGCAAAAGCGCGCCCTGCACACGGTGGCCTACGTCTCGTTTGAGCAAGCGAGGGAGCCGGCATGAGTTCCATCCGCTCACGTATGCCCACCGTGGCCGCGATCTTCGATGAGTTCCGCGCTCAATTCCCGGAAGCAAAGCTGCTGTACGGCAAAGAGAACGGGCATGAGATCGACGCGCGGGAGCCTGTGAATCCGGAGCAGGTTTTCAACATCCCTCCCGGCTACTGCAAGCCCTACGAACCGAAGGTGAAGCGATGACCGAAACAATCATTGTGCTGAAGATCACCCATAAGAAGCCCTTGCCTCCCGAGTCAACGGACGCGGTCGCTCAGCGCTTCTATGGCTGGGCGTACTCCCGAGGCGTAGAGGTATCCGTGACAGCAACTCTGTCGGAGATGCCGAAGGAGCCCGGAAAGGAGGCGCACTGATGCACCGTGAAGACAACCATGAAGCCCTGACGTTCCACGCCTTACCCAACACCAAGGCCACGAACCCCAAGGACATGATCGGCACCCGCAAGGCTCCTCTATCGACCGTCCCCATGGGCGTGATCGTGGAGATGGGCGTCGGGATGCTGGAGGGCGCGGCTAAGTACGGGCGCCACAACTACCGCTGCGCCGGAGTGAGGGCGTCGGTGTACTTCGATGCGCTGATGCGCCACATGATCGCCTGGTGGGAGGGGGAGGACATTGACCCGGATTCCGGCCTGTCCCACATCACCAAGGCCATGTGCACGCTGGCGGTCCTGCGGGATGCCCAGATGCAGGGCATGTGCGCCGACGACCGGCCGCCGCGCTCCACCTCGTTTTATGCCGGCATGAACGCCGCAGCCGGGGCGATGCTGGACAAGCACGCGGACAAGACGCCGCGTCATTTCACCATTGAAGACACGGGAGTGAAGCTGTGAACCAAACCCGCTTGGGCTCGCTGATCGAAGCCTGCATGAACGTGCTGATTGGCTTCTGGATCAACTTCTTCGCCAATCTCGTCATCCTGCCACTGATCGGTTTCAACATCAGCATCGGGGAAAACTTCTTCATCGGCTTCCTGTACACGCTGGTGAGCGTGGCCCGCAGCTACGTTGTGCGGCGCTGGTTCAACGCACGTCTGCAAGACGCGGCTAAGCGCATGGCTGCGAGGGTGTCCGCATGAGTGCAATGGCATGGCTAGTCCTGGCTTTTTTCCCGCTCTGGGCTTTCTTGGGGGTGCTGTGAGCGATTCCCTGTCCATCGAACTGCACAACCGCGCCCAGGCCTGGGCCGCGATCAAGGCGCAACTCTTTCCGTTCCTGGCGACCGTCCTGCAAGGAGGAGGGCGGTGGAGCCTGGCCGTCAAGCCGCAGAAGCGAAACCTGTCTCAGAACGCGCTGCTGCATGCCCGTCTGACCGAGATTGCCGACAAGCACGAATGGGCCGGCAGCAAGCGTGATCCGGAGACGTGGAAGCGCCTGCTGACTGCGGCATGGCTTCGGGCGCGTGGCGAGTCCATCGAGATACTGCCGGCGCTGGACGGTCATGGGGTGGATGTGGTGTTCCGCCGCACCTCGGACCTGACCAAGGGCGAGTGCGCCGAGCTGATCGACTTCATCAACGCATGGGAGGCGAGTCTGTGATGAGGGTCTACGTCCATGAGGGGCACGGACATTGGATCGGTTCGTGTGTCGTCGTGATTGCCGAGTCGCCGCTTCAGGCCGTGGAGATGATTCGGAAAGAGCTTGACGACGGAGGTTTGCCGAATGAGGCGGTGACGATTCAGAGGCTGCGCGAGTACACGCCGGACCGGCCGAAGGTGGTTCATTTTGACAACGGGGACTACTGATGTTCCCCGCCTTCACCGCCAAGACCAAGGAGTGCTCCCACTGCTCCCGCGAGTTCGTGCCCGCTCGCCCGCTCCAGAACGTCTGTTCCCCGCGTTGCGCTAGCCGTCTGGTGAAGGCCAGGTCAGACGCGAAGAAGGCGAAGGACCGGGATGAGCTGAAGGCGCGGAAGGAAGCGGCCAAGACGATTGGCGAGTTGATCGAAGAGGCGCAGAAGTGGTTCAACCTCTTCATCCGCCTGCGGGACGCCGACAAGCCGTGCTTCGACTGCGGCAAGCACTACGAGCCGAACAAGCCGGGCGGATCAATGGACGCGGGGCACCTTCGCTCACGTGGTGCCGCGACTCACCTCCGCTTCGTGGAAACCAACTGTTTCGGACAACGGAAAAATTGCAATAGGCCGGGCGGCGCGACGGAAGAAGCCAAGAAGGCCGGAGCCGCTGAGCGTGTCGGCTGGGATGTGGTGAACGCCCTATACGCGGACAACCGAGTGCACAAATGGCAACGGGATGAATTGATCGCCATTCGCGAAAAGTACAAGGCAGCGGTTAGGGAACTGAAGGCACTGAGGAGCGAAGAATGAGACCAAACGCCGGCATTCAACAGGAAATCTGGCTGCTGCTGTTTGAAGACGGAGACCGATGGACTCCTGATGACATCGTGGAGCACTTCGCCGAGAGGTTCCCGGCTATCAATCGGCAGTTCATCCAAGTGCTGCTGCAAAACATGGTCGCCCGCAGCAACACCCTTCGCAAGTGCAAGGACGACGCAGGCCGAGCGCGGTTCTTCGTTAACCCGGAGTGCAATGTTCCCGTGGGGGTGCGCCTAGCGAGGCTGATGGGTGGGGAGGCGCTGCCGATCAAGGCGCCCCCGGCAAACAGCGTCTTTGCCCTGGGGGCGGCGTGACGGTCAACCACTACCCCAATAGCTTAGTCAACCGGGTGTCTGAGGCCGTCATCAGGCGGGGGACGGCAACACTGGACGATCTCCAGCAGGACTTCCCAGAAGTCGGACGCAAGCAACTCCACGACGCACTGTCCAATGCCCGCGACCGTAAGCGGCTTCGGATCAAGGCGAAGGGGAGCGCCAGGGCTAGCAGGTTGAGCATCTGGGAGCCTGAGCCGGAGCCCATGCCCAAGCCGGCGCAGAAGGAGCCGCTACGGCCCATCCCCAGCGTCTGGAGCCTCGGCGAGATGGCTGAATGGACGGGCGCATGGCCTCCACTCCCGGCTGGCCGGCTGGTGGATCAACTTGGTCCGTGGGACGCGCCATGACCTCCCGGAGCAAGACCGAGAAAAGCAGAGGGAAGCTGCGCGGCAAACACGATCACGCTTTCAAACCTACCGAAAGGAAAGAGCCATGTCGGTCTACATCTACACCGAAGAAGAAGCCTCAGACGCTCCCGGCTGGATCGAGGTGATCGGTGGGCTTGCGGTGAAGGAGGAGCCTGGGCCGGAGGTGCCCGCGCCCGTGTGGGACTCGCGCCCGATCCGTGGCGAGGCTTGTGTCGCGGCTACTAAGGCGCTTTGCGGCTGACAACTACAAACAGGAAGGACGGAAGGGGATGTTGATGGCAACGAAACTGACGGTGGACTTCCACGCGGTGGAGGACAGGCATGTGGAGATTGACCGGAGGCTCAAGAACTGGGCCTGCTGGTGCCGTGGTAGCTACTCTCCGGCCATCAGCCCGATGTTTCAGATGGTCCGCAGTGCTGCAAGAGCCCGAGGAGCCGAGCACACGTGGGCCTTGTCGGCGGTGGACGGGATGGATGCCCAGCGGATCGCCAAGGCCGTTGCCAGGCTCCCGGAGCCGCATCGCCGGGCCATCCAATGGTGCTACGTCAAGCCAATCAACCCGAGGAGAGCGGCAGCGGATCAGGGGACGACGCTTGACGGACTGGCGTTGCTTCTGCGAGACGCGCGGACCATGTTGGTCAATAGGCGAGTCTGAGGGGGTTGCGCAAGCCCAGCAGTTTGTGCTACAGTGCCGCAACGACTGAGCTATAGCAAGCGTCGCCCGTCCACTTCGGAGGCGGCGGTGCCGGTAAAGCTCACGACGTTCGAGACCTCCGCAATGGAGGGTTTCTCGCTTCTGGCGATCAGCATATCTTGGGGCCACTCCCACCCACTAGGGGTCACCAGCTCGCGCAGCAAGATCGCGTCATCTAGCTAGCAGCTACCGACCGCCACCTGACGGACAGCGCCCCAAACCTTCCCGCAGTTGCCGTAGAGGCAATTTCACAGCCCGGTTCGCCCGGGCTTTTTCATTTTGGGGTAGGCGTTTCGCTTGCGCCTAGCTTCTGGAGTCTAGATGTCAGCCAACACCGATCATCTGAAGACGGGTATCCCAACAACGCTTCCGCTATTTGTTGTCGGAGCCCCAACCGAGGGCGCTGTGCGCAGACAGGCGGAGCTGGCGTATGCGGCTGGTGGCGGAATCGTCCTTCTACCGGTTGGTGTTATTGCCATTACGTCGGCTCTACCTCTGTACCAGAACGTCCGGTATCAGGGTGGTGGCGTGTCGTTCCGCATGCGTCTGCATGACATCGCCGGTGGAACCATCATTGATGGCGGGGGTGGCAACTTCAACGGCTTTGAGTACAACCCCGACGATTCAGCTGACAACTCGGTTGATCCGCTGACGCAAGAGATTCAAGGCGCTGGGCTGTTTGACCTTGGCATACGAAACTGCAAATATGGTGTGAAGGTAGGAGCCCTCTACAAGGGTGGCATCAACAATTTCAACATCGATCGTATCTGCGTCACTGGCTGCTCGCAGTGGGGGGTATGGCTTGAGAACTGCCACAACCAGAAGATCGGGCAAGTCGTTTGCTTTGATAACACGGTTGGCCAGTTCTGCAAGATGGCCTCTGGCACGACTTACTGGAACTACGGCAACGACACGATCAATGACATCATTTGCCAGGCCTCGTCCTCTGGGCAGGTCACTGCTCGCGGTGTCGTCATTGGTGCGCGAGACACCAACTACGGTGGAAGCCAGCTAAACGACTGCTTTATCGAGCACATCACAAGCATTGGCAACAGCAACCACAGCTACACCACTCAGCCAACCTGCACGAACGGATCACCAAACCTTGGCGTCTCCGATTTAACCAAGTTTGCGGTTGGAATCCCGGTCATGTTTCAGACGGCGGGATCAGGGTTCAGCACGAATCGTGTGTATTTCGTCAAAACGGTATCTGGGGCATCTGGCGCCGGAACGATCACGGTTGCCACAAAGTTGGGCAGCGATGCGACTGCAACGAATGCGAGCGCGACTGGAAATACACCCGTCGTAATGGTCCGAGGCGGTGCGTGTGTTGAATTTGGCGGGCAAGACGCCAATTCCACCGTTACCTACTCTGCCGTCATGTGGACCGATTTTGAGGCAGGCGGATGCGCGGACATTGTTTGCCAGAACATCAACACCGGAACGCGCATCCACTTCGGTATTCACTCTGGGCTTCAGACTTACACGGCCCAGCTCGTCACACGTAACTGCAACGCAGCTTTGCAAACGTTCTGGGGCTCGCAGGCGAACCTTGTTGACTGCGATTCTCCGACGGTGCAGATCCATGGCCAAAAGCCGACAACTTCCGGCAACCAAACCAACAACGGCCTGAAATACAGTGGTCGCACCGGCTCTTCCGCGCTAGAGCTTCACCTTGATGGAAAGCGCGCGAATGGTCAATGGTTCATGGATGATCCAGCATTCGCGCACAACCCGGTTTGCGCGGGTGCGCCGATCCGTGAGATGGTGAGTTGGGTCGCTGATGGCGTGACTTGGAGCGGTGGCACGCACGGCAACTTCCTGCAGTACACGGGTACGGGCGGCGCAGGCCTGACCATCCCAGCCATCACCTATGCCATGGTCGGCATTCCGATCGTTCTATCCAATCCAACGGCCAATTCCTGGACCGTCACCCTGAATGCGGCCAACTCGGTGGACAACGATGGTGCGACGACCTCTATCACGGTGTTGACGCATACGACGGTCGTAATTCAGGCGGCGTCCACTGTCGCCCATAGCGGAACGACGCTTGCTGGCACGCAGTATTGGGCGAAGCTGAAGTAACCACATTTCGGAGACTCACATGTCCAGACGAAACATCGTCAACAAGGTCAACTTGCTTGACGCAGCTACGACCACCGCTACGGGGAATGGTTAATGTCCTACAAGCACATTCAGACCGCGGCTCTGCTCTCTGCGGTGACGGCAACCGGCGCAGGCAGTGCCATAGCCAACAGCGGGACGACCAAGACCTACCAAGCCAGGGGAACAACCTCTGCCGGCGCTGGGGCGGCCACGATTGTCATTCAAGGCTCCAACGACGGCGGTACGAGCTGGGACACCATCGGGACGATCACGCTCACTCTGGCAACGACCAGCAGCAGCGACAGCTTCGCTTCCGATGACAGGTACGCCCTGGTTCGCGGGAACGTGACCGCAATCAGCGGGACGACTGCCACTGTGTCCGCGTTCGCTGCCTTCTGACGCCATGAAGCCTGCATCTACAGACAAGAAGCAGGACACCAAGTTCAAACCAGGCCAGTCCGGCAACCCCAATGGACGACCCAAGGGAAGCCGCAACCTCCTGGCCGAAGACTTCCTAAGGGATGTGCTGGAGGACTGGAAAGCCAACGGCTTGAGCGCCTTGGCGCATGTCCGAGCCGAGAGGCCTGATGTCTACCTGAAAGTGGTTGCCGACCTGTTGCCCAAGGTCGAAGAGAAGACGGGAACCGTCAATGTCAAACATTCCGGTGCCATCGAGCATCGAGCAGTACAGGAAACTAGCCAGCGACTTGCAGAACTGCTCGGAAGCGGATCGGTGGAACATCAGCCGCCTCCTGTGTCGCATTGACACGTTCTGGCTGCTCTGGTTCGCCTGTGGCCGCAAGGACGTAGCAAAGCCATGGCTGCTGGCTCGCTGCAAGGAGTTTGACCTAGAGCCGAATGGGCGTTTGGACCTGTGGGCGCGGGACCATTACAAGTCAACGATCATCACTTACGGCGGGACGGTCAGGAGCATTCTGGCGAGTCACGGCGAGGAGCCGCTAACAGACAGAGAGCAGTGCATCGGGATCTTTTCTCACACTCGGCCGATTGCCAAAGGCTTCCTGCGGCAGATCAAGTACGAGTTTGAGACGAACACGGTTCTGAAGGAGCTGTTCCCAGACATCATCTGGAGAAACGCTCAGAAGGAAGCGCCCAAGTGGTCTGAGGATGATGGGATCACGGTAAAGCGCAAGAGCAACCCCAAGGAAGCCACGCTGGAGGCTTGGGGGCTGGTGGATGGACAGCCAACCTCCAAGCACTTCACCGGGATGGTGTTTGATGACGTGGTTACCCGTGAGTCGGTGACTACGCCGGAGATGATCGCCAAGACGACCGAAGCGCTGGAGCTGAGCTTCAACCTAGGATCACAGGGGCAAGAGTGGCGCCGGATGATCGGCACGCGATACCACTCCAACGACACCTATCGGGCGATGATTGAGCGCCAGGTGTTCAAGCCTCGGATCTACACCGCGACCCATGACGGGACGGTAGAGGGTGAGCCGGTCCTTTTAACGCGGGAGCTGCTGGTGCAGAAGCGCCGGGACATGGGGCCGTACACCTTTGGAGCGCAGATGCTGCAAAACCCGGTGGCTGACGCAACGCAGGGCTTCAAGCGGGACTGGATTCGTTTCTACGAGAAGAGCCCGGAGGATGTTCACTCTGGGCTGAACAAGTACATCTTGGTAGACGCTGCGAACGACAAGCGAAAGACCAACGACTACACGGCAATGTGGGTTGTAGGTCTGGGGTCAGACGGGAATCGGTACATCCTGGACATCGTGCGGGACCGGCTGAACCTGACCGAGCGGGCGGAAAAGCTGATCCAGTTGCACAGGAAGTGGCGGCCGATGGAGGTTCGCTACGAGCGGTACGGAATGATGGCTGACATCCAGCACATCAAGTACCGGCAGGGGGAGATGAACTACCGCTTCGACATCATCGAAGTGGGAGGGCAGACCCCCAAGAACGATCGCATTCGCAGGCTCATTCCTCTGTTTGAGCAGGCAAAGATTTGGTTTCCGCAGACCCTGCACAAGACGAACTACGAGGGGCAGACGAGGGAGTTGGTGGGGGACTTCATCGAGCAGGAATACGCCAGCTTCCCCGTTCCGATGCATGACGACATGCTGGACGCCTTGGCTCGGATGGAGGAGCCTGACCTGTCTCTGGTCTGGCCGAAGATGCCAGAAGAGTCCAAGGACGCATACGCAAAACACAAGTCCAGACGATCAGCCTGGGCGGCCTAACACATGACCGACTACGAAGACGACTCGGAAGAAGTACAGACCTCCGAGCAAGGCGCAGCCGTGCCTGGAATCTCCGAGACGGACGCCCAGATCGTCGGCATGGTCAAGAAGGCCCGGAAGGAGAGCGACAAGCACCTCTCTGACTGGCTGAAGGAGGCCAAGGAGTGCTTTGACCTAGTTGCTGGGGATCAGTGGTCCTCTACCGACAAGGCGCAGTTGGAGGAGATGGGCCGCGCTCCTGTGGTGTTCAACCGCATTGGCCCGGTGATCGATTCTGTCTGTGGGTCGGAAGTCTCCAACCGCCAGCAGGTGCAGTTCATCCCTCGCCAAGCTGGGGATTCCGGGGTGAATGAGGTTCTGACCGGCGCTGCGGCGTGGGTGCGGGACCAGTGCGATGCCGAGGACGAGGAGTCCGACGCCTTCTTTGACATGGTGGTCTGTGGGCTCGGGTACACCGAAACCCGTCTTGACTACACCGACGACGAAGAAGGTCAGGTTCTGGTGGAGCGGGTTGACCCGATCACCGTTCGCTACGACCAAGGCGCCAAGAAGCGCAACCTTGCTGACTCCAAGTGGTTCCAGCGTGACGCCTGGCTGTGCAAGGAAGAGATCGAAGAGAAGTGGCCTGACGCCGAAGTCGGCACGCCTGGCTTTCAAGAACTGGCATCCGCGACCTCTGAGACCAATCCGCACAACGCCTCCACCGCGTGGACGTACAGCGAGAACGCCACCGGCTACGACGCCAACAATGGGAAGTACCTCGTTGTCCATCACCAGTGGTACACGCTGGAGACGTACTACAAAGCTCTAGACGCCCAGACTGGCCAGATGGTGGAGATGCCCGCTGACCGGATGGAAGCTCTGGTGAGTAAGGGCGTTCAGGTCAACGCGGTCAAGCTTCAGAAGAAGGTCTACAAGCAGGCGTTCGTCTGTGGTTCGATGGTCCTTGAGAAGAGCCGCCTTCCCGTTCAACACGGTGGGTTCACGCTCAAGGCGATGACCGGCAAACGGGACCGGAATAACAACACTTGGTACGGGCTGGTTCGTCCGATGGCCGACCCCCAACGGTGGGCCAACAAGTTCTTCTCCCAGATCCTCCACATCATCAACAGCAACGCCAAGGGCGGCCTGATGGTGGAAGAGGGCGCAGTGGACAACATGCGCAAGCTGGAGGACGACTGGGCCGCGGCTGATTCCGTGGTGAAGTTCCTCCCGGGAGCTTTGTCGGGTGGAAAGGTGCTGCCCAAGCCGATGCCGGCCTACCCGATGGCTCCCGAGAAGATGATGGAGTTCTCCGTCTCCTCGATTCGGGATGTGTCGGGGGTGAACCTTGAACTTCTTGGGATGGCCGACCGCCAGCAGGCGGGGTATCTGGAGGCTCAGAGAAAGCAGGCTGGCCTTGTCATCCTGGCGACCTTCTTCGACTCCCTGCGGCGTTATCGCAAGATGCAAGGGCGTCTGTTGGTTGATTTCATCCAGAACTACCTGTCCGATGGGCGGTTGGTGCGGATCGTTGGTGGGGATGGGTCGGAGAAGTACATCCCGCTCATGAAGATGCCTGACACGCTGAAGTATGACGTGATCGTGGACGAGGCCCCGACCTCCCACAACGTCAAGGAACGCGTCTTTGGCATGCTGATGAACCTCATGCCGGGTATGCAGAAGATGGGCATGCCTCCTCCTCCGCTGGAAGTGGTGGATTACCTGCCCATTCCCGCGTCGCTGTCGGAGAAGTGGAAGGAAGCGGCTATCCAGATGCGCCAACAAGACCCGTTCGCGGGGGAGAAGGCGAAGCTGGCGGCCCAGATGCAGATGCGCCAAGGCGAATTGCAGCACACGGCGCAGCTTAAGCAGATGCAGCACCAGTTTGACGCTCAGCTTGAGGCTGCTCGCATGCGGATGCAGATCGAGGTGGATCGCAACCGCCAAGCATCCGAGGCGGAACAGCACGCGATGAAGATTCGCCAGGACGCGGAGTTGGAAGCTCTGAAAGAGCAATACGAGAACTCCCGCCATGAGCGGGAAGTGCAGTTCCAGCGCTGGAAAGCGGAGTTGGACGCCGCCGTGAAGGTGGAGACGGCCAACATCACCTCAAAGGCCAAGGTGCAGAACGCGGCCACGGATTCAGCAACTCGGGAAATCTCCTCCGAGGTGCAGCAGTAAACGTCACGCTGCGGACGCACTCGCAGCAAATCCACTCTCTTCATCAATGACCGATCAGGTAAGCACGCCTGAGGCTGGCGAACAGTCTCAAGAAACGACTAGCGAAGTCGAAACCATCGCAGCGGAGCAGGAACGCCACGTTGAAGGCTCCGAGCAGCAGGAAGTTCAAGAGGAGAAGACTCCTCATCAGAAGGTGGTCCCCCTCGCAGCCCTCCATGAGGAGCGCCAGCGGGTGAAGGAACTGCGGGAACGCACGAAGATGATGGAGGAGCGGTTCAACCAGCTCCAGCAAGTCGTCACCGAGCGCCTAACCCCGCAGAAGCAAGAGCAACAGCCCGTCATTCCGGACCTGAACGCTGACCCGGTAGGGCACTTCAAGGCGGAAAACGAACAACTGCGCCGACAACTGGAGGCCCAAGGTCGCACGACCCAGGAAATCCAACAGCAGATCCAGGCGCAGCAGCAGTACCAGCAGATTCAGACGCACATCGGCACTCAGATTGGTGAGTTCGCCAAGCAAAAGCCGGACGTGCGCGAAGCCATCAACCACGCGCAGAACGCAGACGTACAGGCGCTGGTCGCGGTGGGATATGAACCTGCTACGGCGGCCCAAATGGTGACGCGCCAATATGACCAACTGGTCTTCGGCCTGATCCAGCAGGGGCGGAACGTCGCGGAAAGCATGTATGCGCTCGCCCAAGCCAAGGGCTACCAGGCCAAGCAAGCGGCGACCGGACAGGAAAAGCTGCAGAACGTGCAAAAGGGCGTTGCAGCGGCTAAGTCTCTCGGGTCTGGGGGTGGAGTGACGCAAAAGCTCTCCCTTCAGGCCCTCGCGGACATGCCTGCGGAGGAGTTTGCGAAAGCAGTCTCTGACGCGGAGTTCCGCAAGCTCTTTGGCGGCTAAAAGCCAGAACGCAGTGACGGCCTGCTAACACCGTCTTTTCGGACCTCGGCCCCCGGAGTGGCCGCCAGTGACCGCCTCACGAAAAACAGCGGAAACGAAACGCAAGCGCTGCGCACGCGCAAGTCATTTCTTTCCATTTCATTTCTGAGGTAATTCACATGGCAACCACGAGCTACGGCGTCAACGACGCACTGGCGGTCAAACTCTGGAGCAAGAAGCTCTTTCAGGACGCGCTGAAGAAGACCTACTTCGACAAGTTCCTCGGCAAGGGCTCCAACAGCCTGATCCAGATCAAGGACGACACGTCCAAAGGACCTGGCGACCGCATCACTGTCGGCCTGCGCATGCAGTTGTCCGGCGATGGTGTGCAAGGCGACGGCACCCTGGAGGGCAACGAAGAGGCCCTGACCACGTACAGCGACAACGTTGTGATCGACCAGCTTCGCCATGCCGTTCGCTCGGCCGGCAAGATGAGCGAGCAGCGCGTTCCGTTCGCTGTGCGTGACGAAGCCAAGTCCGGTCTGGAAGACTGGTGGGCTGGCCGTCTGGACACTTGGTTTTTCAACCAACTTGCCGGCAACACCGCCGTCTCTGACACCCGCTACACGGGCAACCAGGCCGCTGTTGCTCCGTCCACGAACCGCAAGCTGTTTGTCACCGGCTCGGCCGATGAGTCCAACAGCGCTGGCAACGTGATGACCCTGACCATGATCGATAAGTGTGTCGAGCGCGCGGAAACCGTGAGCCCGACCATCCGTCCGATCCTGATCGGTGGCGAAAAGAAGTTCGTGATGTTCCTGCACCCCTACCAGGTGTATGACATCCGCACTTCGACCTCCACGGGTCAGTGGCTGGACATCCAGAAGGCCGCGCTGTCCGGTGGTGCTGACTCCAAGAACCCGATCTACACGGGCGCTCTGGGTGAGTACAACAACGTCATCCTGCACCAGGCTTCTCGCGTCCCGCAAGGCGTGAACAGCTCCACGGGTGCGGCTGTGACCACGGTTCGCCGGGCGATCTTCTGCGGTGCTCAAGCTGCCCTGATGGCGTACGGCCAGAAGGACCAAGGCGGCGAGATGTCGTGGGTCGAGGAACTGTTCGACTACGGCAACCAACTCGGCGTGTCGGCCGGGATGATCGCGGGCCTGAAGAAGACCCGTTTCAACAGCGAAGACTTCGGCACCTTCACGGTTTCGAGCTACGCCGCCGCCCACTAACCCGCCATAAGGAGAAAACACCATGGCAACCGGAACCGCTGGCACCGCCGCCCGCCAATACCACACGGCGCAGATTCACTACCTGCGCAAAGACATCACCTTCGCGGATGCGGCGACCACGGTCGTCGTCGGCACCATCCCTTCGGGGTCGATCATCCTGGAGGCCATCTCCGGGGTGTACGTGGATACGGTGTTCAACGCGGGGACCAACAACCGCCTGGACATCGGCGCTTCGACGGACTCGGGCACGAACAACTATGCCACGCTGCTGACGCTGCTGGGCATCGGGTTCATCGAACTGGATGAAGTCGCGGCCACGCTGAAGGTGGCGGCTGATACGACCATCTCGGCGTATGTCGATGTGACCGGAACCGCTGCCACCACTGGCGCGGCGTCGATCATCATTGCCTACATCCCGGCGAACGCGACCTGACCATGAGAGGGGGCTTCGGCCCTCTCTCTCCATAAAGGAGAGCTATGTCCACGGGAAACCATACCCTGCATCAGAACCAGGTTGTCTATGCGGAATCGCTGAATGTCGGCGGAACTGCGGTGACCTCTTCGGCTGCGGAACTGAACATCCTGACGGGTGTTCTTGCGACGGCTGCGGAGATCAACCGAGCGGCTGACTTATCGACCCGGGTTGTGGGTCTTGCGGTGAGCACGTCGATCACCGAGGCGGCGCACGAAGGGAAAACCATTCTCATGACTGGTGCCGGCAGCGCGCGCACCTTCACCATGCCGGCTGCGACTGGTAGCGGGGGCCGCTATCGCTTCGTGGTTGGTGAGGTGAACACGTCCAACTACGTGATCAAGTCGGTTGTTGGTACTGATTTGATGGAGGGGATCATCATTGGCGCCTCCACCTCGGACAGCGCGACCGACGCGGCTCGGACATGGCTGTCGGGCGCGACGGACGACACGATCACCCTGAACGGCACCACGACTGGTGGTGTCGCCATCGGTGACTGGATCGAACTGGAAGATTTGTCTGCAACTGGCTGGTTTGTCCGTGGCATGGTCACGCAGTCCGGCTCCGAAGCAACGATGTTCTCCGACTCCGTGGCGTGATGAACGAGCCCTGCCGACGCAGGGCTGTCTGGAAGCAGCGGGCCGAGGAAGAGAAATCTTCCCGGCCCGTTGTCATTTCAGAGCCCGAAACCTCCCAGCCTGCGGAGGTGACTCCTCCGAAACGCAAGCCAGGAAGGCCCAGGAAAAATGGCGACCTACGGTGACATGCAAACGCGGATCGCGGATGAAATCCACCGCGACGACCTGACCAGCCAGATTCAGAACGCCATCCTGTCGGCTGTGGCTTTCTACGCAGGGCAGAGATTTTCCGGCAACGAGAAGCGCGGCACGATCACGACCATCTCCGGCACGCGGTTCTACGCGACCGATACCGCTTCTCCGGGGACTCTGCCGACCGACATCGCGGAGATTGACTCCGTTGTCCTGACCGTCTCCGGCCGGGACTACCAGCTTGAGCGCGTTGCTTACGACCATCTGGAGTCGATTGACGCAGGAGCCACGCTGACCCTTGGCGATCCGACCGTCTGGGCGTGGTACTCGGGACAGTTGCGCCTGTACCCCACTCCGAACGCTGCGCGGACGGTCACGCTTTCCTATCAGACCATCCTGACCGCGCTTTCGTCTAGCAGCGATTCCAATTTCTGGACCAACGACGGCGAAGCGTTGATCCGCAGCCGCGCAAAGCGGTCTCTCGCCATGCACTACACGATGGACCAAGTTCTATCGCAAGCCATGGGTGTCGCAGAGCAAGAAGAACTGACCGCCCTCAAGCGGCGGGCGGACAAGCTCATTTCCAGCGGGCGCATCCGCCCAACGTCTTTCTAAGGTAAGCCATGGGACTCGAAACGGGAACGTACATCTCCGACTTGGTTTCCACCAACCCGGTGGCCGGCGACCCGGTATCCCAAGGCGACGACCATCTTCGCTTGGTTAAGTCCACGGTGAAGGCGACCTTCCCGAACGTTTCGGGAGCGGTGAACCTGACGCATACGCAGCTGAACCTTCTGGACAGCAAATCTCTAGCGGCCAGCGGGTATCAGAAGCTCCCAAGCGGGCTGATCATCCAATGGGGAAGCTCAACGACGGCGGGGTCTGGAACGGTGGCGGTTACCTACCCCGTGGCGTTCCCAACCGGAACGCTCAAAGTCGTAGTCTCCCTGCAAACGAGTTCAATCGACCTTCCGTATTTCGTTGGTACGGATGCTGGAACGACCACGGGATTCAACCTGTACGCCTGTAGTACCAGTGGTGCGGCTGTGTCGGTTACCGGCAAGTGGATTGCTCTCGGGTACTGAGATGCTTCTTCCCGTTCAGGAGTGCGGCAAGGGAGTAAACCTAGACCTCTTGCCGAGCGAACTTGCGCCAGGAATCTGGAGCGACGGCAGCAATATCCGGTTCAGAAACGGGTTCGCTGAGAAGCGCAAGGGGACGACCTCGGCCTACACGACTCCGACTGCGACCCCGTACTGGATCGGGACTTTCAGCACCTCGTCTGCTCGTTTCCTGATCCAGCTTGGTACGGCTACGGCTTTTGCTGATGACGGGTCAACCCGCACCGACATCACCGGAACGCCGCCCACGGGCTCCAGGGATGACAGGTGGACAGGCTTCGACTTCAACGGGGTATTCGTCTGTAGCAACGGTGTAGACGACCCGATGTACTGGAACGGGAACGTTGCGACGAACCTGGCGACGATCTCCGGCTGGACTGCCGGCACCAAAGCGGACGCCATGCGGGCGTTCAAGAACTACCTGTTTGCTCTCGCTCCTACCAAGTCGGGGACGAAGTACCCCTATCGGGTGATGTGGAGCAACGCGGCAGAACCTGGGGCGCTTCCCACTGCCTGGACCGCTGCGGCGACCAACGATGCAGGCGAGCAGGATCTAGTCGGTGTTGGTCATCTGGTGGATGCACTCCCTCTTGGTGATGCGCTGATCGTCTACGGCCAAGAGGGGCGGTACGCAGTCCGCTACATCGGTGGAGATGGCGTTTTCAGCTTCCAACAGCTTCCCGGCAAGGACGGTTTGCTGACCCGCGGCTGCGTGGTGAACACCCCTGTTGGGCATGTGTTCCTCACCAACGGTGATGTTCGTCTTCATGCAGGGGGCGAGGCGAAGTCCATCGCTGATGGGTGGGTGCGTGACTGGCTCGCGTCGAGCATGGACACGACCAATGCCATCCGCTCGTTTGTCTGCCTCAACCCGCAAGAATCAGAGGTCTGGGTGTGCTTCCCTGCCACAGGGCAGAGTGACTGCAACACCGTCCTTGCGTGGAACTGGATTGACCAAAGTTGGGGCAAGTTCACGCAGCCGAACCTGACCTACGGCGCTGCCGGACTTGTCTCGTCTGCCGTGGGCGCAAACATCTGGTCGGGCCAAAGCCAAACGTGGGAGCAGACCCCAACGGTATGGAGCCAGAACGACGCATCGAGCAATGAGGCCCGTCTGATCGTCTCGACCTCCACGCCGACGATTGGGTTGGCGAATAACGGCTCTCTCGACTTCGGAACTCGCGTGAGTTGGTATCTGGAGAAGACTGGCATCCCGCTGAGTGAGAACGGGGATTCCATGCGTTCCATCTCCCGAGTCCGCCCACGGTTGGACGCAACCGCCGGAACGCTGGTGACGGTGAAGCTGGCGACGACGCAGAACCCGGATGACGTTCCGACGTTCTCCACGTCCTCCACCTACACGCAGGGCACGACGAACTACGTCAACCAGTTCACCACGGCGGGAAGGTATGCCGCAGTGAGGTACGAGGGAGCGGATGACCAGCCTGTGTCTATGCGCTCGTATCAGCTGGAAGTCCCTCAATCTGGAGCGCGGTTTTGAGCCACACGTACAAGCCGGGTTTCGTTGATGACACCCAAGTTCGGGAGGAGCTAGCCCAGTTGCAGCGAGCCCTGAACGACGCGCAGCCCGAGTTCACCTTTGCTGTTCGCCATGCAGAACCTGCGAGGAAGTTCGCGGGGATGGTCGTTAACGCAGATGGGGCTGACTGGAATCCGGGCTCTGGTGAGGGTCTGTACCGCCGCGATAAGGCCAATGCAGCCTGGGTATTCATCGGTTGATCAAGGGCGCAAAGTCCTAGGGGGAAGATATGGTTTGGCTCACTCGGCTTAACGGGGACAACGAGGAACGGTATTGGGTTGACGACGCGCCCGCCGATGCCCTCGCGGCCCTGCAAGCCTCAACGCCCACGACGAATTGGGCCGCGCAAAACATGTACCAGCCGATTCAGCAGCTGGGATATGACGTGATGAGCCAGCTGTATGGGGAGGGGGCCGAACCCGGGCAACGCGTTACCTGGGCGCCGGGGACTGATCTCTGGTCAGGCAACGCCATGCTCAGCGGCCTTAGTGGTGGTGGCGTGCCGTCCTATCTCTCCGGGGATGGGCATGAGTTCTTTGAGGCCGTGCGTCGAAATGACGGCCGGATCGATGTCTACAACCCAACCAGCCAAATCCAGGGCGGCGCGGAAACTGGCAATGTCAACGTCTTCGATAACACCGGGAAATACGTAGACAGCTACACCGGCACTCCTTGGGGTGGGCACTGGAGGGCTGGGGCGTGGGCTCCGTTTCTGGCTGCAGGGATCGGTGGGGCGTTGGCCGGCGCTGCTGGGGGTGCTGGTGCGGCTGGTGCCGGCGGTGCTGCGGGAGCGGGGTCTGGAGCTGGCGTCGTCGGCCTAGGCGATGCCGGGATGATGTACGCGGGTGCCGATGCTGCTGCGGCCGGCTCTCTGGGCGGCGGCGCGTCGATTGGCGGTGGTGCGGCTCTCGGTGCCGGTGGTGCTGCCGGTCTTGGTGCCGGTGTTACGGGCTTTGGCGATGCCGGCGCAATGTACGGCGGTGTTGATGCGGCGAGTGCTGGAAGTCTCGGCGGGGGTGCTTCGGCCAACGGAGGCGCGGCTCTGGGAACTGCTGGCGCGGCCCCCGGTGGGTCGAGCTTCTGGGACTCGATCAGGTCTGGCGCGTCCTCTGCGCTCAATGGAGGTTCGGGAGGTTCTGGTGATATGAATTGGCTTGGGCTCGCCTCTACGGCTCTTGGCGCTCTTGGAGGCGCCCAGGGGCAAAGCGCGGATACGTCCTCCACTCGGCAACTCCCGTCCTACCTGCAAGGCCCAGTTGCTAACGACCTCATCCCCCGCACGCAAGGTCTGCTGAACTACCAGATGCCGGGGGCACTGCAAGCGGGCCAGCAGATGATGTCGGTTGGATCTGGACTGCTGGGACAGACGGCCCCGACGACGGCGACCAATCCCTATGCAACCGGCATTCTGGACGACCTCCAGCGCCGTCAACAGAGCTTGATCGACAAGAGCCTGCTGGGCATCCAAGGGAACGCTGTGGGGTATGGCGGTCTTGGTGGAAGTCGTCAAGGCATCGCGCAGGCAAACGCCATCTCGCAAGGTGCGGACAACTTCACCGGCCAAGCTGCGAACTTCATGGGCGGCTTGTACAACCAAGATCAGAACCGTCTGCGCCAGGACTGGACACTCGGATCGGGCTTGATGTCTCAAGGGCTAAATACCCAATGGTCGCCAATCCAGAGTGCGACTCAGACTTACAGCCCGTTCAGCGGCATGGGGACTACGACACAGACGCAATCTAGTGGCGGCGGGTGGCAAGGAGCCGTGGGCGGCGCATTATCCGGCGCCTCTCTCGGCCGGCAGATGGGATGGTGGTAAATATGGGACTTCTCGATACCTTTTTCGGCAACGCTGACAAAACCCAAGCTCTCGGGCTCCTGGGCGCTGGCATGATGAACGGCGGCTTTGCAAAGGGTGCTCCCATGGCGATGCAGTACCTCTCCGAGGCGCCGCAGCGGCAACGGCAGGGCCTGTTGCAGGACATGCAGATGCAAGAGGCGAAGCAGCGCATGCAGGACGCGGAGGCCGCGCGCACTTGGCGCAGCAGCATTGATCCCTCTGCCTTTGGAGCCATGACCCCTGTTCAGCAGGCTATGTTCCAAGGGGCGAGGTCTGGAGCCATTCCGATGACGGACGTTCTCGCGTCACTGCAGAAGGACAACTCCCCCTTGACGGTCGCCCCTGGCTCTTCTCTGGTGGAGCGTGGCACGTACAAGCCGCTGTTCACAGCGCCGAAGGAGACGGAACTCCCATCCGCTGTCCGCGAGTACCAATTCGCAGTCGGCCAGGGCTACAAAGGCAGTTTTGATCAGTGGGACACGGCACGCAAGCGGGCTGGGGCGACGAATCTGAGCGTCAACACGGACAACCTTGGCCTCAAGCCCAAGGAACGTTTCGAGATGGAAGACAAGCTGCGAAACGACTACGTTAAGGCCACTGGCGATGACCAGGCCATCATGACCACCGCAGCGGACATCAAGAACATTCTGGCGCAACCGGGCTCCTTGAAGGATCAGGCGGCAATCTACAAGTTTGCCAAGGCGCTAGACCCTCAGGGCGCGGTGCGCGAGGCCGACTATGCGGCCATCGTCAAGACGGCGGGCGGTCTGGAGTACCTGCAAAACCTCGCCAATAAGGCTCTGACTGGCGAGCAGTTGTCGCCTGGGCAGCGCAAGCAGATGGCGGATGTCACCGCCGCTATGGCTCGGGTTGCGGAGCAGCGCATCGGACGCCAACAAAAAACCTACGGGAGCCGGGCCAAGATGTACAACCTAACCCCCGAAAACGTCTTCAGCACAGAGGCGAGCAAGGGCGATGGGTGGGCGATTGTCCCGCCTGGGAGCCGGTAAATGCCGATCACCAACGTCCGCTCTCCTAGCGGGGAAGTCATCCCCGTCCAACACCCGGAAGGGGCGACCCAGGCGGAAATCATCGGCTACGCCAAAGCGAACTTCATGACCAACGTGAAGGCGCAGGCGGGCGACGAGAAGTACAAGCGGCAAGCTCTGGAAGATGACGGGCTGAGCAACGCAGCAGCGGCCTTTGGCGGCGCGTTGCCCGAGGCCCTGCGGCTGGGAGTCAAGGGCATCTTTGGCACCAACAAGCCCGGCGAGGTGCAGGACTGGAAGGACGCCATGAGCGGCCTGACCGATACGCTCGGGGGCAAAGTCGGAGCCGTGCTGGGTGGGGCCGCTCCTGCTGCGGCTACGGCCATGCTTCCGGGCGGTCAAACAGTCCTTGGTTCTCTGGCCTATGGCACTGGTCTTGGGGCCTTGCAGCCGGCCGAGAACGGGGCGGAGCGCACGCGCAACGCAGTTACTTCCGGCGCCTTCAATGCAGCGCTTCCGGCTGTGGTGGCGCTCGGGAAGACGGGAGCCGCTGTTACTGCCCCGATGACGCAACGCGGAAGCGAAGGAATCGCAGGCCGCGTGCTGGATCGCTTTGCCACGGACCCTCGCCGGGTGGCGGCTGCACAGGGCGGGCGCACCATGTCTGGGACATTTCCCACACTGGCGGAGGAGACGGGAGACTTGGGCGTTGCCAACCTGCAAAACATCCTGCAAAGCCGCAACCCTCGCCAACTGATCGCTGGACGCTTCGCTGAGAACAACGCCGCCCGCGTGAACGCGCTCACGGACATGGGCGGCACCGATGCGGCGTTGACGAGGGCGCTGACCCGTCGTGGCGCCATTGGCAACTCGGCCTATGAACGGGCGAGGAATGCGGGCGTCAATCAACCAATGGCGGATGCGCTCCGGCCCCAGATCGAGAATCTGCTGGAGCGACCGGCCGTCAAGAAGGCGATGGATGCAGCCCAGGAAAAGGCCCGCAATGAGGGTTTGGCTATCACTGAGTTTGGCTCGCCTACTGGGTTGCAGTATCTGAAGCAAGAACTGGACGACTTGGCTCTTGGCTTTCCTCCGGGGTCCAACAATCGGCGCATTCACGAGCAGATGTCCAGGGATTTGGATTCTGTCCTTCGGGAGGTCGTGCCCGACATCAAGCGGGCTGACCGGATCTATGCCCGGCTTTCCCGCGAACCCAACCGGATGGAAGTCGCGCGCGAACTGAAAGAGCAAACGACCAGCGCGCTGAAAGACTTTGATGGGCAGCCGGCTTTGTACGCCAACAAGTTTGCGACGACGCTGGACCGGCGATCCCCCAAGGTGGTTAGCGATGCCCTCGGCCGTAGGAGCGAGCGGACCATCGAGGACATCATGTCGCCCCAGCAAAACGCCATGCTGGACGACATCAGGACAGGAGTGGAGCGACAGGCAGCGGCCACAAAGAACCGTGTCAACGGCTCGCAAACGGCCCGCAACTTGATCGGGGACGACATCGTTGGCCGCATCGCTGGCCCGCTGGGTGCCCCTCAGTCCTGGGCACAGAGTGCGCTGGCGGAAAACTTCCTGTCGCGCCCGACTTCATGGCTGCTGCGCTCGTCTGAGGAGCGCCTAAACGATACGCTGATGCGCGCCATGGTTGACCCGGCCTATGCGTCAATGCTCATCCAGAGGGCGCAACCTTCGCCGCTGGCGGTACGAGCGGCCGGGTTGCTGGAGAACACCTCGCCAGTGATTCAGGGCGGCCTGCTTGGGAGCGCCCCTCTGCTACTGAATGCGCGTTAGCAGCAGGCGTTTGATCTTTCCATCGGGAAAGTACTTCATGGCCCACCTGACCGGAACACAGACGCAGAAGCCGATCACAAGCAGGATGAGTGCTTTGGCGAGAGCGAAATAGACGTATTCCACCCCCGCAACTATAGCCCAGCCCGCCCCGTGCGGGCTTTTTCTTGCCCACGACCAGCAGACATGGACTACCAGACCCTCATCAACGTTGGAGCCGGAACGGCCCTCACTGTCATGGGCTGGTTTGCCCGGGAGCTATGGGGGGCGGTGAAGGAACTGCGGGTTGACCTTTCGAGGCTAAGGGAGGAGTTGGCTAGGGACTACGTACCCAGAGCGGATTTCCGCGATGCGGTTCGGGAGCTGAAGGAATTGCTGGAACGGATCGACAACAAGCTGGATAGGAAGGCCGACAAGCCATGAAATTCGTTGACGACATCAAGAGCGCCTGGCGCTGGATCAGCGTCCAATCCATGGCGCTCGGCCTGGCAATTCAAGGCGCCTGGGAGTTTTTGCCCCCTGACTTGAAAGCAGGCTTCTCCGACAAGCATGTCCGCTGGGTGGCCATGTCCCTGCTGGTGATCGGGATTGCTGGGCGGCTGGTGAAGCAGGAAAAGCCGTGAAGACCTCGCAAGCCGGGATTGATCTGATCAAGGCTTTTGAAGGTTGCAAACTGAAGGCGTATCCGGACCCGAAGACCGGGGGAGCCCCATTTACCTGCGGATGGGGCGAAACCTGCGGCGTCACTGCGGACACGTGGTGGACCCAGGACGAGGCAGATCGTCGGCTGATGGAGAGCATCGCAGCGCGCGAGATCCTTGTCAGCAAGTACGTGGCGCACCCGACGACTCAGGGCCAGTTCGATGCCTTCGTTTCCATCATCTTCAACGTGGGCGCCGGCAATCAGTACAAGGACGGAATCTGCCGTCTGAAGGACGGGCGCCCCTCCACGCTGCTACGCAAGTTCAACGCGGGAGACATCGGCGGCTGTGAGGCGGAATGGACGCGCTGGATTAGCCCAGGCTCCAACGTCGAAAAGGGTTTGCTCCGTCGCCGCATGGCCGAACTCAAGCTGTTCCGGGGTGAGGCGTGAGTGAGTTTGCTCAAACCATCGACTTGCACAAATTCGCAAACTGCCAATGGGCCTACTCCTGAACCCGCGATTCATCGGCCTGCTAGTGCTGGTCGCGGCGCTCGCCTTCTCGCACTTCACCGCTTACCGAAAGGGCAGACATGACGTACAGCAGGCATGGACTGCGGCTACCGCATTGGCGGAATCCGAAGCGCGCCGTTTGGAGCGAGCGCGCCAATCGCGTGCGGATGATGCTGCACGACTTGCCAGCGCCCGTGAGGCTGGCATCCGCGCTGATGCTGATCGTGCTGCTGGCGCTGTGCGCGGGTTGCGCGACGAACTCACCGCCCTCCGTGCCCGCAGCCAATCCTGCCCCGCCGAGGCTGAGCGAACCGCTGCCGTTGGAGAACTACTCCGACAGTGCGCGGAAGCTCATAGAGAGCTGGCGGAACGCGCTGACCGGCATGTGAACGATCTGCGCACTTACATCGAAGCCTGGCCAACCAACTAGGAGCCTCCCATGCGCGTCCTCCTGCTCACTGTGCTGATCACCGCCCCAGTATCAGCCCAGTCCCCCTACCTAGAGGGCAAAGAGCTACAGGAGGCAATATCAAAGTGCCAAGGAGGATGCGTAGTTCTCAACCGGCAACAGGCAAGCGAGTTTGAGCGTCAGCTTGGCGAGATTCTGACCAACAAACAGGCCGAAGCGTTCAAGGCTGGCGTTCGCTACCAACAACAAGCTTGCGCGAGTCTCATCTGACCATGAAGAATCTCGTCTCTCACGAGGACGCCAAGGTGTTCGACGGCTTCGTGGCGAAGTGGCAGGCCCGTCTGAGCCTTGGTGACTGGCGCATAGAGCGGGTGAACAAGCCGGCCAAGGGTGCAATGGCTTCCGTTGACTTTGACGAGCCCGCGAGACTTGCAACCTACCGGCTGGGGGACTTCGGAGCAGAGGCGATCACGCCCGAATCGCTGGAGAAGACCGCGATCCACGAACTGCTGCATGTCTTGCTGCACGACTTGATTGCCACGGCACAGGACCGGGCGAGCACACCGGAAGCATTGGAAGCGGCGGAACACCGCTGTATCAACGTCTTAGAGCGCCTTCTGGCGGACAAGTCGTGATCGACGTCCAGCTTCGATCCTTCGCCACCCCGCGCCAGCTTGAAATCCTAGAGGCCATCAAGCAGCACGGTAGCCAGCGTGCAGCGGCTAGGGCTCTGGGGGTGACGAAGAATGCGGTGAATGATGCTGTCGCCGCAGTGAAGAAGAAGGCCGCGCTACAGGGCTACTCGCCCGGCCACGACATGACCCATACCGTTCCGGACGGTTTCAAGGTCAAAGGCGTTTCCACGTACTACGACGAGGAAGGCAAGGTACGCGGGCAGTGGGTGAAGTCCAGTGCCGATGAGGCCCGCCGCGAGGAGATGTTCCGGGCGGCTATCGACGCGCTCAAGGACGAAATCCCTAGGCTGGAGCCGATCCCAGCGCCCTCCAAGGCGACCGCCCACAACCTCTGTAACTGCTACGTCATCACCGACTATCACCTGTCGATGCTTTCGCACCGGGAGGAAACCGGGGCGGATTGGGATCTGAAGATCGCGGAGAAGACGTTGCTCGCTTGGTTCTCCCGCGCCATTGCCCAAGCGCCTGACAGCGAAACGGCGGTGTTTGCGCAGCTTTCCGACCTCCTGCATTCGGATGGTCTGGAGCCGCTTACACCAGCGTCGAAGCACGTTCTTGACGTGGACAGCAGGTTCTACAAGGTCGTTCGCACCGTCATCCGCCTGCTGCGGCAGATCATTGACATGCTGCTGGCAAAACACCAGCGGCTGCACATCGTCATGGCTGACGCGAACCATGATCCGGTGTCGCAAATCTGGCTCCGGGAGTGGCTGTCCGTCCTGTACGAGAACGAGCCACGCATTACCGTTGATCGCAGCCCATCGCCCTACAACGCGTTTGAGTTCGGCAAGGTGGCGCTGTTCTTCCACCATGGACACAAGCGCAAGGTGGCGAATGTCTCCGAGGTGTTCGCCGCGCAGTTCCGGGAAATCTTCGGGCGCACCAAGTACGCCTACGCCCACATGGGGCATCTTCACAGCATCGACGTGAAGGAGAACAACCTGATGGTTGTGGAGCAACACCGGACGCTTGCGGCTCCCGATGCCTACGCAGCTCGCGGCGGATGGCTGTCAGGGCGTGACGCCAAGGTGATCACGTACCACTCAGGCTACGGAGAGGTGAGCCGATTGACCATCAACAGCGACATGCTGAAGTAGAACATAACCGACACCAACCTGTGACCTATGGACGACAGCAAAGCCCTGATCGCCTGCATCGGCATCGCGTACCTGTACATCGCCGTCCGCCAGTACATGAAGGACGATCCTTGGGTGGCGCTCATGTTCGCGGGCTATGCAATCGCCCAGGCCGGGGTGTGGTTCCAGGCCAAGTAGACCTATAGCGAGTAATCAGCTTTTACGCGCTATTGTGATTCTATTAATGGACAAACCGCATGTTTTGTACAGCGTGAGTGACACATAGCCGCCACTATCCGGCTAGTTTCCTATCCTTTTCCAAGATTCCAGGCCTGTTCACACGCAATCGCCTAGTTTCCTAGGCTCGATCACTTCCCCTCTTCCTGTAGACCGGAGCGGATGGCGGCGGCGATCTCGTGGCAAGCCTCGTTCCAGTACGTGGGCGTGCTTCGCCCCTCGTCCTTCGATTGGGCTATCTTCGCGCATCGCTCACGCTCGGCACGAACCCCGGCAAGGTACGCCCAGCGCAGCACCCAGCCGTGCCACACGTACCCCATGCCAGCATCTCGGCCGGCGTGCTGGATCACAGAATCCACAAAGGCGTAGGCGTCCCGCATCTCTGGCGGAGGGTTGCCCTCGCCGTCATGCCATGCGGTCAGCTGCGCCAATGTCAGCGGGGGCGGTGTCACTTCTTCGCTCATGCGGGCCTCCTGGGTGGAGGGGGAAGCGGCATCCAGTGGGTGGGTGTACGCCAGTCGTCAAGCAGTTCACGGCTCACTTCGCTATGAACATAGGACCACCAACCGCCAGGGTTATCCCCGGCCCAGCAGTCCTTCTCGTCCATCCAGAAGGCGTTGTGAACCACCTGCGTCTCGATGTGCATGTACATGACGATTACGTCAGTACCATCCTTGGGCGCAGTCTCAATCGGTTGCCACTCGCTCATGCGGGCTCCTTGGGTTTCATTTTCTTTGAGGGATGGTCAGACCCGAGGCTCCCGATGGTGCCTCTCCGGCCATCCCCGCTGTCTGTAGGTCGGGGGACTACCGCTCGCATAACGGCCACATTCGATTTCCAGGCGCCCCGTATCGTGGGCCAGTCGCGTGCATCGGTCTGCGTTGCCTGTTCGTGCTGGTCCCTGTGACAAGGCCAGCTGGCGCCGGGTCTGATAAAGCGCCATCGCTTTCCTGGGTGCGGCGACGACATTCGCCCGTGTGCTGCGCCACTGCGCGCCCTGACGCTGGGATGCAAAAAGGCCACTTTCTGCTGCACCCCTTGCCCGGCAGGACGACAACCACGAATGGAAGTCTAGGGATGCATGAGGAAGTGGCCTCGTGCGCGCGCGATTGTCGATGCCTGCCGGGCAAGTGACAAGACTGCATTTTCGTACAGTATCCGCAGCTCTGCAATAGGGCGCCCGACAGGCGGGGTAAAAACGGTGCATTCCGGTGCGCGCCAGTGGGGTTCTGTGACGGGCTCTCCCCAATGAAACGCCTACCATGCAGGTGGCATCACTTGGCTTCACACGGCAAGTGTTTTCACTTAAGAAACAATCACTTAGCGTCATCCGGTGTAAATCCTGGCGCATTTGGGTCGTTAACTCAGCGGTAGAGTGCCACCTTCACACGGTGGAAGTCAGTGGTTCGATCCCACTACGACCCACCACCCACCTTTCCAAAGGCCCCTTGTAGGGCTGCGCGCTGGGCGTCAATCTGATGATGGGCGTAGCGTTCCGTCATGCGGATGGTGGAGTGCCCTAGCACCTTGGCCACTGTGTACAGGTCGGCCCCACTGGCAAGCAGAATCGTGGCGCAAGAGTGCCGCAAGTCGTGGAAGTGGACTGATGGCATCTCCGCAGCCACGCGCGCACGCCTGAACCCCGTTTTCAGCCCTTCAAAATTCATTTGAAGCGGCAGGTACGCCAACCACGGGCGCAGCGCCGGGATGATCGGGACAATCCGCGTCTTGAGCGTCTTGGTGTTCCCGGCCCGGATGGTGATGGAGTCGGCTCCAATGTCTTCCGCCTTGATGGCCAGTATTTCCCCGCGACGACAGCCGGTCAGGAGGGCGATCCAGATGGCGGCGCGCACCTGTTCGCTCGCGTGGGATGCCAACGAATTCACCTGTTCAACCGTTAAGTGAATGTCGCGCTGGTTGTTTTCCGGCAGCCGCTTCACGTGCTGACTGAAGTCCTCCGGGGTCATCCCCGACTCCCAGGCCAGATGCAGGCCCTTCTGTAGGGCGCTGAGGCTTCGATTCACGGTGGCGGGGGCATAGTGGCCGCGCAGACCCTTGATGACGGCTGCGGCGACTTGGCGGGCTTCTGAGGCGCGCTTCCCGTCCACCCAAGGGCCAAGGCGCAGGGCGTGGAACCTGGCGGTTTCTGGGCTTCGCAGGCTTTCGGCGTGCTGGAGGTACAGGCCCATCACTTCAGCCATGGGAGGATCGCCGGGGATGACGGGTTGACGGCCTCGTCCAAGTGCCGTCCTCAGCTCTGCTTCAAGCTGTTTGGCATCCCGCGAACTTGAACCTTTCGGCAGGCGTCGGTGAATGCGCGCCCCGCCAACCATAAGGCTGACGTGGATGGTTCCTTCTTTGTCGGTCCAGATTGACACTGATGCCCTCTCAGCCAGCGTTTTACTTCTTCCAGGTCATAGCGCTTGCCCCGCGCCCCGATGGGCGTGAATGGTAGCCCGTCCAGCTCCAGGCGCCGGACGGTGGACTCGCTGATTGCCAGCTTGGCGCATAGCTGCTGGCGGGTCAGATCGCTCATCCGTTCTTCTCCCCGGAGTCCATGGGCGTCTTTTGCGAAAACGTCTCGCCATCAGGTACTGACACGCCAGCAATGAGCGTCCGCAGGATCACCGTCGCGGCGTGGTTGTCGTTGTCTTCCAGCGCATCCAGCGCGGCCAGCAATGCACCGTGTCGGGCCATTTCCGTGCAGTTGCGACCTTCATGTTTAGTCGCAACCGAGTGGAGCTGCGGCGGATCGCGCAGTTCGATGCGCTCCACCGTGCCGCTGCGCGCCCATGCGCGAGCAGTCGCCTCGACGCCGAAGTGACAGGTTTCGCCATTGGCGGCGGTTGCCTTCCAGACTTCAAGCATCGCCTTCCCCTTTCACGCCAGGGGTGCTGTTGTGCTTCGTCATGCGGTCCACCACCAGACGAGCACCACGAAGGCGCACATAGCCGCCCAGCCCGCGAGCAGGCGCGGCATGCAGTGGCGACACAGAATGAAGGGGTCGTTGTGTTTCTCAGCCATCGCGGTATTCCTTCTCGGCCAACTCACAGAAGATGCCGCACTGCACCTCCGGCTCCGTTCGGTAGTCGCCGGTGCCAGGTTGCAGCTCGTCCAGCGATATCCGCACGTTGTCGCCCGTGTTGATCAACTTCACGCCGAGCCGCCGGGACAGGTCCGCCATGCGCGTGAACTGCACCGGGAAGTGGTCGCGGACCATGTTCCAGTACCCCTGGCCACCCGCCTTCACGCATCCGATGCAGTTGTTGTGCTGGAAGCCTAGGCGGTACATGACGGGCAACTCGATGCCGGCGCGCTCCACCATGCCCAGGCAGTCGGCGTGCGTGACTCCGTTCAGGATCAGCGGCGCCACCGCATCGATGTTGTTGGCATCGAGGAAGTCGTCCCAGCGATCCTGTTCCTCGGCCGTGTAGCCGAACACATGGCGGTCAGTTGGCAGCTGGAAGGCTTCGCGCACCTGCTTCTTGAGCAGCAGCGTGCACGGCGCGCCCTTGGTCCCGCTGATGTACTGCCGGCGCTCGATGACCTCATAGATCGAGCCGTCGTACTCCTCGTTGATCAGGTTCACGATGGGCACGCCGAACCATTTTTCGCAGTCGGCGGCGAACCGGTCGTTGTCGGGGTGTTCCTCGCGCACGATGCAGCGAGCCACCACCACGTTTTCGGGGCCGTACTGCGCTAAGGCCAGCTTCGTGGCGACAGCCGACGCGGCGCCGCAGGAGAACCAGCAGACGATGCGGCTCATTGCTGTCCCTCACGAGGTACATCCACGCCAGCAGTGGGCAGTGGCATCGGCTCAACGAGGCACCCGTCGTAGCCATCGGGGTCGGCCACCTTCTTCTTATCCAGCCAGCGCTGTGCGTTCGCGGCGGTCTTGAAGTGGCGCGCGACGATCTCACCACCACGGGTGGCGCTGTGCGGGTCCGTCACCATGAACTTCTGTTCAGCCACGAGGAACCTCCTTCACGCCAGCGGCGAGCGATTCAGTCTTCGACATAGCCAAGACATCCGCAGTTACCGCACGGCGCGCCGTCTTCGTCATCAACGCCGGTCCCGTCGCATGCCGGGCAGGCTCGGGTGTCGTTCTCGTCGTCTACGGGAATGTCGTCATGCTCCACGGTTCTGCCCTCCGCGAGTCGGTGTCACGCCAGGGGCGGGCTCACCATCAGCCGGGGTTCCCAGCTTGATGGCCCAGGCGCGCAATTCATCCGGCGTCGGCATTGGGCGCTTGCCCCGCGCCGCATCGAACATCCACTGCTCCACTGTCGCT